TTGTTTGGCAAGAATCTTCGCAGCAGTTTATTACTGCTTTCACAACTACTGGCATCTCGAATACCACAATTTCAGTTGAGTCATACGCCAATTTCCAAACACTAAACGCAAACGTCACAGGCATCTTAACAGTTACTGGTGCAACTGGACTTACCGGCAACGCTACGTTTGGCAACGTCTTTGTTGGAGCTAGCAAGACGATTGATGTTGGCAACAACATAATTGCCAACGTTCTTACACCAACGGCCAACTCTGACGCTGCTACAAAAGGATATGTTGACGGCTTATCGGGCGCTGGTTTCATAGTCAGCGATGGATCAAATACACAAACAGTAGCAGGCGGTGCTACGTTGTTTATTCGTGGTACCGCTAACCAAGTCAGCGTTGTTGTTGGGGCAACAGACAATGTAACAATTGGTCTACCGTCGAGCGTTACTATCTCCGGTAATATCACTAGTGGTAATTTAATTTCAAATGCACTTGTGCAAGGTGTAACAGTAACAGCAAGCGGTAACTTGAATGGCAACAACGCCACAATTACCAACGCAGTGGCAGCAGCAACTGGCGCATTTACTGGCAACGTAACAACTGGCAATGTGTCGGGTGCTACTGTATCAGGAACAACTGGCGCATTTAGTGGCAATGTATTGGCCGGTAACGTAAACAGCAATGCCGCAGTATCAGGTGTTACAATCACAGCAAGTGGTAACTTAAATGGTAACAACGCCACAATTACCAACACAGTGGCAGCAGCAAGCGGTGAATTCAGTGGCAATGTGCTTGCTGGCAATTTGAATAGTAATGCCGCTGTAACAGGTGTTACAATCACAGCAAGTGGTAACTTGAATGGTAACAACGCCACAATTACCAACGCAGTGGCAGCAGCAACTGGCGCATTTACTGGCAATGTAACAACTGGCAACGTATCGGGTGCTACTGTATCAGGCACAACTGGTGCATTTAGTGGCAACGTAACAACTGGCAATGTGTCGGGTACTACAGTATCAGGCACAACTGGATCATTTAGTGGTAACGTGCTTGCTGGCAACTTGAATAGTAATGCTGCGGTAACTGGCGTTACCATCACTGCAAGTGGCAACTTGGTAGGCGGAAATGCCAACATCACCAATGCTGTTAATGCAGCAAGCGGTTCATTCACAGGTAATGTAACAACTGGTAACGTATCTGGCGTCATAGTTTCTGGCACAACCGGAGTCTTTACTGGCAACGTTAGCGGCGCCAACATTAATACCAACAGTATTGTTGGGACCTCGGTAACCATTACATCAACTGGCACGCTGGCTCTGGCTCCCACTGGCAATATCACAGTTAACAGTAAAAACATTAATAGTTTGGCAGATCCAGTACAAGCTCAAGATGCTGCTACTAAAATCTATGTTGACACTGTGGCACAAGGTCTGGATCCCAAGGCATCTGTGGTTTATGCTACCAGTGCCAATCTTGCTGCATACACATATGACAACGGCACATCTGGGGTTGGCGCAACACTAACAGCTCAATCTGTTGGTAATTTACTCGTCAATGGTAACTTGGTATCTGCTGGTGAACGTGTTTTAATCAAGGACGAAGTTGGTGCATATGTAAACACCACAACACAAAGTGCTGCGTTTAATGGTATCTATGTAGTAACCACAGCCGGCGCAGTAGCCGCAGCATATGTATTAACACGGTCCACAGACTTTGATAACGGATCGCCGAGCGGTGAAATTCCTAGCGCATTTACATTCGTTGAATCCGGTGCAACAAATGCCGACACTGGGTGGGTGTGTACTACAAACAACCCAGTTGTAGTAGGAACTACACAAATTATCTGGGCTCAGTTTTCTGGAGCAGGCTCATATACTGCCGGCAATGCATTAAGTTTAAATGGAACACAATTTAACGTACTCACAGATGGTAACATTGGTGTCAACGGAAGTAATCAACTTTTTATTGTATCCGGCGCTACCTTAGTAACTCCTAATATCGGTAACGCTACTGGTAATAGCTTGACGCTATCTGGCAATGGGGTACTTTCGGCAACTACTGTTAATGCAACTGGTAACGTACTTGCTGGCAATGTAAACAGTAATGCCGCTGTAACTGGCGTAACAATTACAGCAACCGGTAACTTGAATGGTAACAACGCCACAATTACCAACGCAGTGGCAGCAGCAAGCGGTGAATTTACTGGCAACGTAACAACTGGCAACGTAAGTGGCACTACAGTATCTGGCACAACTGGTGCATTTAGTGGTAATGTATTGGCTGGCAATGTAAACAGCAATGCTGCAATAACAGGTGTTACTGTAACAGCAACCGGCAACTTGAATGGTAACAATGCCACAATTACCAATGCGGTAGCAGCAGCAACTGGTGCATTTACAGGCAACGTACTCGCTGGCAACTTGAACAGTAATGCCGCAGTGACGGGAGTTACAATTACAGCAAGTGGTAACTTGAATGGCAACAATGCCACAATTACTAATGCGGTAGCAGCAGCAACTGGTGCATTTACAGGTAACGTCACTACTGGCAATGTGTCGGGCACAAATGGATCATTTACCGGCAATGTATTGGCTGGCAATGTAAACAGTAATGCTGCGGTTACTGGCGTCACGATCACAGCAAGTGGTAACTTGAATGGTAACAATGCCACAATTACCAATGCGGTAGCAGCAGCAACTGGTGAATTTACAGGTAATATACTTGCTGGCAATTTGAATAGTAATGCTGCTGTTACTGGTGTTACAATCACAGCAAGTGGTAACTTGAATGGTAACAATGCCACGATCACCAACGCGGTGACTGCTGCTACTGGTGCATTCTCTGGAAACGTAACAACTGGCAATGTGTCGGGTACTACAGTTTCCGGCACAACTGGATCATTTAGCGGCAATGTACTTGCTGGCAACTTGAACAGTAATGCGGCGGTAACTGGTGTCACAATCTCTGCTACTGGCAATGTAACCGGCGGCAATATTGACACTGCCGGTAAAGCCAACCTTGGTAACATTCGGATCAGTGCAAACGACATTACCAGCGTTGATACTAGCTTAACCTTTAATAGTGCACTGGCAAACGTCAGCGTCAAGTTCAGTGGTACTGCTGCTAACTTGATGGTGCTTGACGCTCCCACAAACACAGTTAACATTGGTACAGTTACTCCGGTAACTGGTGCCAAACTGCAAATTGCCAGTACTGACTCTATATTGGTTCCGGTAGGTAATACCACCCAGCGGCCCACAGGCGTGACCGGCATGCTTCGATTTAACACTGCGTTAAATCAACTTGAAATGTACAACAACACCACCTGGGCCGGCGCAGGTAGCGTGTTTACTGTTATTACTGCCGACGAATTTGTCGGCAATGGCGTACAAACTAACTTTACACTATCCGCAAACAGCACAACTGCTGCGACGATTGTTGCTATTAACGGTGTGATGCAGATCCCGACTACTGCTTATTCAGTAAGTGGGAATGTGTTGTCATTTACTGAAGCACCGGCAGTGAGCGATTACGTGGATGCCCGTGCTCTTACATCTACTACCACTGTTACAGGTATAAGCAATGCAACAAACACTGCAGTCATTGCAGCAGTTGAGGGAGCTGCCCGGGTTGATATCACAGGTAACCTAGTTCCAATATCCAATGTAACATACGATCTGGGCAGTTCGACTCGCTACTGGAACAACTTGTATTTGGCCGGCAATACTATTTTCCTAGGTTCATTGCAGCTTAAAGATATTGGTGGTAATACATTTGCAGTTTACACCGATGATGGAACAACTGCTGCCAATTTATCAGTGGGCAATATTGCTGTTTCATCCATTGTTAGCGGAACATCAGTAATCGGTATTTCTGGTGCAGGTGGTAATGCTTATATCACAGTGGGCGGTACAGCAAATGTGTTAGTGGTGTCTAGTACCGGAGCAAACATCACCGGTACATTTGGAGTGTCTAGTAACATTACTGCTGTTGGTAATGTTTCTGGCAACTACTTTATCGGTAATGGCAGTCAATTAACTGGCATTGATGCTACTGCCATACAAAACGGTACTGCGAATGTAAGAGCATTTAATAACGCAAACGTCACGGTTAGTGCTTCTGGCAATGCAAACATATTAGTAGTCACTGGAACAGGGGCAAACATTGCTGGTACACTAAATGCTACCGGTAATGCTAACGTGGGCAATCTTGGTGCAACTAGCATTGTTGGTACACTTACCACAGCAGCTCAGACTAACATTACCAGTGTCGGTACGCTAACAAGTTTAGCGGTAACTGGTAACGTCACCAGTGGCAACTTGTCAGTCAGTACCGGCACAGTAACTGTGGGCAACATAGTTAATGCTAATGGTAATGCAATTGGCAATATCGGATCAGAATCACTGTACTTCAACACGGTATTTGCCAAAGCAACTAGCGCACAATACGCTGACTTGGCTGAAATGTACGAAGCAGATCAGTTTATTGTTCCGGGTACTGTGGTATGTTTTGGTGGTAGTAAAGAAATTACAGTGTGCAACGAGGACGGAAGTCGTAGAGTCGCCGGGGTTATTTCTACTAATCCCAGCTACATCATGAATGCTGGTTTGCTGGGAGACTGTGTAGTTGCTGTGGCGCTAACTGGTCGTGTACCGTGTCGTGTAACTGGCATAGTACGCAAGGGAGACATGATGGTTGCCACAGGCGATGGACGTGCCCGTGCAGAAGAAAACCCTGCTACCGGATCCGTAATCGGCAAGGCACTAGCTGACTTTGATGGTGCCGATGGAGTTATCGAAGTTGTTGTTGGTCGACTTTAAATAGTAGAGACTTGAACAATAGGGCTGTTGTAACAGCCCTATTTTTTTGGATAAATATCTGATCGTTAAGGCAGAATAATGGGATTAACACGTATCAAAGCTGATCAGATCAGCAATATTGACTACAAACAGGCAGTTCGTGTAATTACGTTGTCTAGCATAACCTTGAGTGGAGGTGCTCCTACTGTAGTGGATGGGGTGACCCTGGTTCTAGCAGATCGAATCCTAGTTGCAGGTCAAAGTACAGCTTCTCAAAACGGTCTTTACTATGTTACTATCCTGGGAACAGGAGTCGACGGAACCTGGTCACGCACAATAGATGCAGATGCAACAGGAGAAGTTGCTGCCGGCATGATTGTAATGGTAACCGAAGGTACTACTTATAAAGACTCTCAATGGAAACTGACCACAAACAATCCAATTGTAGTTGGTACAACTTCTTTAACATTTGAGCAGAATTCTGCATTTGCATTTGGTAACGTGTATGCCAACGGTACAGCGGTGATTGCTACCACTGTTGGTGACACACTAACGCTTACTGCCGGCACAAATATTCAAATTACAGGCAACATATCCGCAAAGTCAGTTACAATTGGGGTCACCGGACTTAGCTTAAATTCAATCAGCAATGGTACCAGCAATGTAAATGTAGTCAGCAGTGGCGGCAATGTCACTGTCGGAGTTGCAGGTACATCTAATGTTGCTGTGTTTTCTGGCACTGGCGCAAACATTACTGGTACATTAGGGGTCACTGGTAATATCACAGGCGGCAACTTGTCGGGAACCAGCATTGTCGGTACCTTAACCACAGCAGCTCAAACTAATATCACTAGTGTTGGTACATTAACATCATTAGCAGTTACAGGTAACATCACTAGTGGCAATGTACAAGGCACCACACATTCGGGCACAACAGGTACATTCACTGGTAACGTAACAGGCGGAAATTTAATCACTGCCGGGGTGGTATCTGCTACTGGCAATATCAGCACCAGCAATTATTATATTGGCAATGGTGCATACTTAACTGGTGTTATCGCCGCAGCTGGCAACACTATTACAAATGGTACCAGTAATGTCTATGTTTATCCAGATGGTAATGTCACTGTTTCTGTTGGAGGTAGTGGAAATATTACTGAGACAAGTGTGGGGCAATTATATATTAATGGACTTATAACTACCCCAAAAACTTTGACCTTAAGCGCAACACTACCGGCTAATACCAATAGCGTGGTGATTTCGCCAATGATTATTGCTAATGGATCGATTATTACAGTACCTTCATCGTCAACTCTGTATGTACAAAGTTTTTAATCTCTATAAATATTTAAAACTCATGGATCAATAACAATGTCAATTACACTAGATGGAACTAGCGGGATCACAGCAAGTGGTAATATTACTGGTAACTATATTTTAGGTAACGGTAGCCAATTATCAGGGGTCGATGCTACCGGTATACAAAGCGGAACATCGAACGTCAAAATTGTAAGTTCGGGTGGCAATGCTACTGTGAGTGTTGCTGGTACATCAAATGTTGCAGTCTTTGCTAGCACTGGCGCCAATATCACAGGCACATTAGGGGTATCTGGCAACATCACCGGTGGTAACTTGAGTGGTACTAGCATTGTTGGCACACTTACCACCGCGGCTCAGACTAACATTACCTCAGTTGGCACATTAACAAGTCTAGCAGTTACAGGTAACATCACCGGTGGTAACTTGAGTGGTACTAGCATTGTTGGCACACTTACCACAGCAGCACAAACTAATATCACGTCAGTGGGTACATTAACATCGCTTGCAGTTACTGGCAACATTACTGGTGGTAATCTAAACACTGGTGCTCAAGTCGTGGCGACCGGCAACATCACTACATCAAGTTACTTTATTGGTAATGGAAGCCAGCTTGTTGGTTTGCCGGCAGGCTATACCAACGCCAACGTTAATACATTATTAGCTGCTTGGGGAAGTAATACACTATCTACAACCGGCAACATCACTGCTGGCAACTTGAGTGGCACTAGCATAGTTGGCACATTAACTACAGCAGCACAAACTAATATCACGTCAGTGGGTACATTAACATCGCTTGCAGTCACCGGTAACATCACCGGTGGCAACTTGTCGGTGAGCACTGGATTAGTGACCCTGGGCGGCATTGTCAATGCGAATGGCAATGCCGTTGGTAATATTGGATCATCAACTCTGTACTTCAACACAGTATTTGCCAAAGCAACCTCTGCACAGTACGCTGACTTGGCCGAGTTGTATACCACAGACAATATCAATTATCCGCCGGGCACCTGTGTTGCGTTCGGCGGTACCGATGAAATAACACAAACTACTGCATATGCACAGACTGATGTTGCGGGTGTAGTGTCCACTAATCCGGCTTATATCATGAATGCCGGTACCGACGGACTCCCGGTTGCACTACAAGGTCGAGTACCGTGTCGTGTGATTGGTACTATTGCCAAGGGTGATCTAGTTACATCAAGCAACACCGCTGGCGTTGCTACCCGGTTGGCACTAGAAGATTGGCGCCCTGGCGCAGTTATTGGCAAAAGTCTTCAACACTTTGACAGTGAAACTGAAGGTGTTATTGAAGTCGTGGTCGGCCGTGTCTAATGCAAAAACAATATCGTGAAGATTATCAAGGCGAGTTTGTTATCGTCGAAACACGTATCACCAATGGTCGAAGAGAACAAAAGAGAGAGTGGGTCGATAACCCAATCCAAAATCATCATATCAGTAAACGAGCCGCAGTAATTGGCTCACGCGCTGATCGAGACCGATTTGATCATACTATCTTACCACGCCACCGGGGCGGGCTCATGGGCAAAAAGAAGTTACAAACTTACGTTGCCGGGGATATCTGGACCGACATGCGAGCAGACTTTACAATAGAGCTTGACAAGTCCGGGCTCGACGTAATGATTGAAAAGAAGTATACCGAGCAAAACATTGTATACACCAACGCTACAAATTGTGTTTTGAATCCGGGAGAGTTTTATCTGATCCCGTTTAATCCTAGACTAGATCTGTTGGCTCTGCCCATGTACATTGCTGCATTTGATGGGCACAAAGAGGTTTTCATGATCGGGTACAATAATGATACTGTGGCCGGTACGTTTAATTGGATCAATGACATTAACCAGGTGATGCAGACTTATAATGATGTGGACTTTTTCTTTATCGGCACTGTGACAAACATGCCGGATGCCTGGCGCTACAATCGTAATTTTCGAAACCTTGAGTATCGAGATTTTGTTAGTTACTGTGATATCTGAACAGCAGTTTTAATACTTTCAATTTTACCACGCACTGCATCAAAGTTCACAGTGTTCCACAAGCCGGGGTGCATGGGCTTGGGCCAAGACATGCTGTCTATCCAGGCATAGCCCAGGTGCTCGTGATTGAGTGTAGGTGCAAACTCATCGGCAATGCAACAAAAGAAAGTATGATAAACAAAATTGCCATCTAGTGTTGTAAACTGCTCTAACGGAACCATGCGTATGTAGTCAGGCATGCACGCCATCTCCTCGTGGCATTCCCGAGTGATAGCATCAATGAGAGTTTCTCCGGCTTCAGTTTTCCCTCCGGGGAGACCCCATGTGCCTGGATACCTAGGATCATTGCGCAACAGGTACAAGTACCGATTAGTTTTTAAACTATAAAACCAAACGCCCACGCCTACTGCGTTCACAGTACCAAACTCCAGTCTCCGCCTGGGTATAATCCCTCGAAACTCTTGACCCATTTAGTGCCGGTCCACCTGTACTGTATCTCTGTGGTGATGTTTGTGACAAATTGTACATTTACGCCCTGTTGTGATTCAAACGCAACTGACCAAAACGAACCATCAAACTCCACAATGTCATTGGCTTCGGCAACCAAGTTGCCCCAGGCCGGTGCCGGAACAGGATTTGAATAACTGCCAATGCTGTCCAACAACAAGTACCTGGTGCCCACAGCAGCAACAGGTAGGCCCACTCCCGGTGCACTCAGTAACGGATCAATGATGGCTGTGATTGGATCTAGTGTATTCTGAGGCAGTGTTTCGGCATCTACTTCGAATAACAAAAATCTATCATCGGTTGGATCATAGCTAACAAGCCCAACAATCTCTGTGGTATCGCCCCATTGACTATCTAGTCTAATTTGACTAATACCGGGTCGCAGTGTACCGTACATGCCTACCACAGCTTGCCAAAACACATTGCTAGGAGGCGACTGCGGAGGATCCACACTGGCATTATTGGGATTAACAATTGCACTAGGTTTCAGTGCTTGCAACTTGTTACCAATTAACAAAACTTGATACCCATACGGAGTTAATAGCTGGCGTGTGCCCAACAGCAAATCACTATTTGTTATGGCATTAACAGCATCGCCTTTTGCATCAAACACTGACGCAATGATTTTTTCTACTACACCCAGCTTCTTGACCTTGGCCGGACTTGAGATCCAAATGGGCAAAGAGAACTGCATGGTCATGATGTCAATTGGATTCTCGGTGCCTTGCGGAATCGAGCGACTGGTCCATGTTACACGATCAAGTTCACATACGCTCAAACTGGTCCAGTCGATGTAATTGTCGGTACTTTGAATTTCCAGTGCTGGATTAAACAAGGTTGCAATTTGTTCAAACAGTTGAAACTTTTGATTGGTGTTTGACGTCCAAATATCACAACTGATTGTTAACTTGTAAGGCACAGGCATCAAGCGTTCAATTGTAAATGCATTGCCCTGGGTTGTTTCGTAAGTTTCTGACTCTGGATCGTATGTGCGCTGCCGCACTGCAATCTTGTTCACAAAGTACGGCTCTTGCAAGCGAGGTCGATCATA